TAGATCCTAGTTTAGGTACAGGAGGAGACAACGCCGCTATACAAGTTTATGAACTACCAGGGTTAAAACAAGTAGCAGAATGGCAACACAACAAAACACCTATTCAACAACAAATGCGTATCTTACAGCAGATTATTAAGTATCTACAGGACGAAGGCGTTCCTGAAGAAAGCATATACTACAGTTTAGAGAATAATACACTGGGAGAAGCCGCACTGGTTATGCTAGAAGAAATGGGTGAAGAAAATATTGGCGGTACTATGATAACTGAAAGTAGACGTCGCGGTCCTGGTAGAATTAGAAAAGGATTTACAACTACACACAAGAGTAAATTAGCCGCTTGTGCTAAACTTAAACAATGGGTGGAAACAGATAGAATTGAAATAGCAAGTAAAAACTTGCTCAGAGAACTAAAAACGTTTGTTGCCAGAGGACAAAGTTATGCCGCAAAAGAAGGTGAAACAGACGACTTAGTTATGGCTCTGCTATTAGTAGTTAGAATGACTCAGGAAGTAACCAAGTATGAGGACAGTGTTTTTGATTTCTTACAAGGAGAAGTTGAAGATGATGATTACGAAGAGCCTATGCCAATGAGCTTTTTATAACGCTTTGGCATAAATACAGTATAGGAGTACACAATAGTATGAATGAATTAGCAGAAGAGTTGTTTAATATTTTAAAAGGCGCCAATTACAAATTGCGTCTATTTACTGCTGAAGGTATCAAAACACTACAGCCAGAAGAAGCAACTCGTTTTTATGCTTACGATCAAGACTTGATGGTAACACTGAGAAAAGAAGATGCTAAGACAGAGATATTGGTACAAGCAGGCCAGGAGTATGATATTCCTGGTAACAGAAGACTACTAGACAGTATTAAGTCAGTAGCCCATAAGAATTTAGGTGAGTATACAGTGAGAAAGTTCGATAAAAAAATTGCGCCAAAGGACTTCGCACACCAGAGTGTCGTACAAGAAGGCTTCAGCAAACCATTTGGTAGCATTAAAACAAGTTACATTAAAATGCCTGAAGCCAGATTAATTATTAAGCACACAAAGGGTGTGAATGAAGAAGTACGTGGCGCTCGTAGTAGAAACATTCACGCACTGTTTATTGAAAACTCACAAGGTGAAAAATTTAGGTTCCCACATAGATATATGTCGGGTGCTAAAGCGATGGCGATGCACGTCAACGAAGGAGGCACACCATACGATGCTACAGGCGAAGCAATCTTAGCAATGTGTGAAGAGATCTCCGCTCTTAATAAGTTTTTAAAACATGTTAAGGGAAATAATCTCATGAATGAAACAAATGGTGATATTGTTGAAGCAGTAAGTGATAAACTTAACGGCTACAAAAACACCATCAATAGTTTGTCAACAGTAAGGGGTTATAACAGTTTTCAAGTTCAAGAGAATAATGAAGATACTAAAAATAATGTTGACATTACCGAAAAGTTTTTGTACAATACAGTAACTACTGAGGAAATGAAAAACATCTTCTCAAAAGTAGGCTCTATTGTCGCTGAAAGGAACGAGAGGGATAGTAGTGAAAAATCCGCAATTAAAGGTTTATACGATTGTATTCTAAACAACACACATGGTATTACCATAATGGAAAACGATCCAGAGCATCCTGCGTTTTTACAGAACGTAAGCGAGGAAGCACGTTTAGCGGCCACTCTATCCTATCTCGCCAATTTAAGTGAGAACGAGGATACGGTAAAGCATCTTACTGGACTAAGTGAGATGATAAATAACGGCATGCTACCAAACAACCGTGCTATGGTTGAAAAAATGGTAACATACTTGGAAAGTGTAGACAACGAACAAGGTGAAACTAGTTCAGTTGCTCTAGACGAAGATATTATGCTAGAACTTCGTAAAAGAATTTCTTAATAATATCAAAGACTTAGGCAAAAAAGTGCTTGACAGTAGGCACTATAATATGTATACTGTATAGGCTAACAAAGGCAAAGTGTACTTGAGTACACAACTTAAAAACTAATATAGGCTAATATAGGAGAAACATTATGGCATCATTAGCAGAAATCAGAGCAAAACTGCTCGAACAAGAAAATCGTTCTACTACTAGAACATCCTCAGGCGGCGACAACGCAATTTTCCCACATTGGAATATCCCAGAAGGTTCATCAGCAACCTTACGTTTCCTACCAGACTCAGATGAAAATAACACGTTCTTTTGGAAAGAGCGTCAAATGATTCGTCTCGAATTTCCTGGTGTTAAAGGTGGAGACGAACACAAATCCGTAACGGTCCAGGTTCCATGTGTTGAAATGTGGGGCGATAGTTGCCCAATTCACGCAGAAATCCGTCCTTGGTTTAAAGATCCAAGCATGGAAGATATTGCTCGTAAGTATTGGAAGAAGCGTTCTTACGTCTTCCAAGGCTTTGTAACAAACAGCGAACTACAGGAAGATACTGTTCCTGAAAATCCAATTCGTAGGTTTGTTATTAGCCCACAGATCTTTAAGATCATTAGTCAGGCACTTATGGATCCTGACTTCCCAGAAATCCCAACAGACTATGAAGCAGGTACAGATTTCCGTATTGTGAAATCTACCAAAGGTCAGTATGCTGACTATAGTACTAGTAATTGGGCTCGTAGAGAGCGTTCGCTAGATCAAACTGAACGTGATGCTATTGCGGCTAACGGTCTGTTTAACTTGAATGACTTCTTGCCCAAGAAGCCAAGTGCTGAAGAGTTGGGAATTATCTTCGAAATGTTTGAAGCAAGTGTAGATGGTCAGTTGTATGATCCAGCACGTTTTGGTGATTACTATCGTCCGTATGGTGTAGATGCTCCTAGCAGTTCAGGTACTGCTACTACAGCACCTGCTCCAGCACCTCAACCTGCTCCAGTAGCGGCAACACCTGCTCCAGCACCTCAACCTGCTCCAGAAGCGGCAGCACCAGCACCAGTGGCTGAGACAGTAGCGGCACCAGCAGGCGGCGAAGAAAAAGCAAGTGCCCAGGACATTCTAGCAATGATCCGTCAACGTAAAGAATCTTAAGGAGAAAAGAAAATGAAACTATCTAAACTCGCAAAAATTAATGAGTCATACACTATCTATCGTTACGACAATGGATTCCGTTTTGAAGCAAGTGGTCGTGATGCTGAGAATGAGTGGAAGAACGTTAATTTAATTCTCAACAGCGAAGCAGAACTTCTTGAAGTTATTCAGGAAGCAAACGCAATGGAAAAGGATGACTAAACATGGCTAGACCTTTTGATGTAAGCAAGTTCCGCAAAAGCATCACAAAGGCAGTACCAGGTTTAAGTGTAGGCTTTAATGATCCAGATACTTGGATCAGCACAGGTAACTACACACTAAACAAACTTATCAGTGGGGACTTCCATCGCGGAGTCCCCCTCGGTAAGGTAACGGTACTTGCTGGTGAAAGTGGTGCGGGTAAATCCTACATTGCGGCAGGTAACATTGTAAAGAACGCACAAGATCAGGGTATATTTGTTGTTCTTATTGACAGTGAAAACGCACTAGACGAAAAGTGGCTACATGCCCTTGAAGTAGATACTAGTGACGAAAAACTACTAAAACTCAATCTAGCAATGATTGATGATGTCGCTAAAGTAGTAAGCGATTTTATGAAAGATTACAAATCAGAATATGCTGATAAGGATCATGAAGACCGTCCTAAGGTATTGTTTGTAATTGATAGTTTAGGTATGTTGTTAACACCTACTGACGTTGATCAGTTTAACAAGGGTGATATGAAAGGTGATATGGGTCGTAAGCCTAAAGCACTAACTGCCTTAGTTAGAAATACTGTTAATATGTTTGGTGAATACAATGTAGGCATGGTATGTACTAACCATACATACGCATCGCAAGATATGTTTGACCCAGATGATAAGATCTCAGGCGGACAAGGCTTTATCTATGCGAGTAGTATTGTAGTTGCAATGCGTAAATTAAAGCTCAAAGAAGATGAAGATGGCAACAAGACTAGTACAGTACAAGGTATCCGTGCAGCGTGTAAGGTTATGAAAACACGTTATGCAAAGCCGTTTGAAGCAGTACAGGTCAAGATTCCTTATGAAACAGGCATGGATCCTTACAGTGGATTGCTTGACTTGTTTGAAGCAAAAGGCATGCTTACCAAGCAAGGCAATCGTCTAAAG